CACAAGAAGCGGCAACACTCAATCAACAGCGCGCCCAAACAAGGTTAACTCAACAAAATCAAAATATAGCGAGACTCAGAAATGAAAGTGGTAGTAAGAACCTAAAACTTCGACAATTACAAAATAATAAAATTGGAGCACAGGGAGTTATTAAAAACAGTAAGTATAGGGAAAAATTATATGGAATGGTAAACACGGAGGTGAATGGTAAACTCGCTGTTCGAAACGAAGAGTGGTGGAAGCCGGATATCGGAAGTCGGAGACGTTCGTATAAAAATGAAATCATGGATCCGAAAACAACGGGTAACAGATTAAAAGAAATAGAATCCGAAATACAATCAAATATAAACAAGGTGAAATCCAAGAATAATTTTAAGATCGATGTCAATACAAAAAAGGCTAAACCCGCGACACCCAAACAAAGATTCGGTACAGATAATCAGGTGAAACAGGCTATGAAACAAACAAGGGTAAATACGACACGAGGTGTTAATCAGGGTAAAAGCTCCATGGCACAAATGGTATCTAAGGGAAATGCAAAATCACAAATAAATAAATTACAAAAAATAGGGGGTAAAACTAAAATTGCATACAAAAGAGAGGTAAACCGCGGTGCGAACCCACAAAATGTCGTCAGGAGAGCTAAGGAAGCAAACAGTAAGGCGAAGATGGGTCGGACTTTACAGGCGTTAAGGGCTGGTAATGCTAAGAAAGGTCAGCGGTGATGACGATGAAAGCATTCCATCGAACAAAACACGTTATCCGCCGACACAACACATTTTTTGAAATCACCGAAACTTTTTAATATTTTTTTACATGCATGACATTTGTACTCTTTCCTCGAGAGTATAAAATTTTCTACAGCCTTGGTCAATGGTGACTTCATTATATTTATATTTAATAGATTCTTTAATTAAAGAATAACCTTTATATATACATATAATGGACATAGTTTTGAAAAAGGTATTTAACGGGAGATATAATGTCTCCGTCATCGAGAACGATGAATACATTGGTCCGACTATATCACGGGGATATGAGTGGGATGGATGGATGCGCCAAGTTGTAAAAAAATATTATAAACCTGAGACGGATATCTTGGATATAGGAGCCAATATAGGTTACAATTCGTTGATGTTCTCCGACTACGGTCCCGTACATTCATTTGAACCGGTATTTTACGAGATCATAAATATGAACATCCGCGCGAATGCGTTGAATCACACCATTTCCGTGTATCCTATCGCCCTGTCGAATGAAGATACAGAGAGTGTTATTTATATTCCAGAGAGGGGATTTCAATCTGACCCCAATATTATTAATTACGGTGCGACGTCCATGTACAAATCGGATGACATCGGTGGGACACCGTTCGAGACCACGACTAAAAAATTAGACGATGTGTATGAAGGTCATCCAAGTGTGATAAAAATCGACGTCGAGGGACATGAATTACAGGTCCTTCAGGGAGCCCTGGAAACTATTAAAAAATACATGCCAATGATAATGGTTGAAATCATAGAATTTGAAGGTAGCCCTGTATATGATTTATTAATATCACTCGGGTATAATGAACCTATCGAATGTCCCGAAAAGGTTTATGTATTTGAACCTAAATCGATATAAGGATAACAGACCAACGTGTACTAAGATGTATTCTGTCGTCCAACACCCGGATAACTCCCTGGTATTGGGTGTTGACGTCGAAAAGGCGCCACCACCCGCGCCACCTGCGCCACCCACACCACCACCCGAAGAATTCGTACCTCAACCGTTATGGCTCTTGGTGTGCATGCGGCTCATGTTCCTTCTTCAATTTGCCCTCATTTTTCAAACGTTCCTCACCAAACCAATCTATCCAGTGATAATAGTCCGAATGGGTCACACCGTGTTAACATCCACTGTGTGGATAATAAATGAGATTGAGGATATACATTTGAATAAGAAAATGGCAGTCATATATGTGCTGGCGGCATGTCAACTTCTAATGGTCGTTATAAATTTAACGATGTTACTCGATCTTTACCTGCTTTTGGTAATTTTTATATATGCGATTATATTTTCGCTTTTTTTCGGGACTCGATGATGTATTAAAGAATTTAGGATATTATTAAAAAATGACAGATTACAAACAATTTTGTGTTGAAGAAGCCGCGTGGCACATTGAAAAGGCTACCGAAATATTGAAGGCGCGAGACCGGGACGCAAAAAAATACTATGAGGAGACCATGCTCACATATCGATCGATCGCACGCGCTTTTCCGCTTCTTCTGTGGATGAGATACAGCGTATCTCAGCTCGACGACCAAGATGTGGAGGAAAATTCACGAGATACGCCTTCTCAAGACCAGTCAGACGAAGATAATTGTGTCCTTGAATCTCAGCAGATTCATTTAAGGTTTTAATCGTTTTGAACTCTAGAATGAATGAATTATTTATGACCATGTCTGCGCGTAGATTTCCAACGACGTGTCCCTTGAATGTAATGAGAACAATGCGTTCAGACTCATATGGTATGTTTCGTTCTCTCAATATTACTTCCATTGCGTTATGGTAGACTCTCTCACTAAACCCAGGTCCGAGAAGATCATACACTTCGTTTACGATTCCTTCGATGTCTATCATTTAGATAGATAGGGGTTTGTTCTTTAATATCATAGTTTAAATCTAAATTTATCAAAAATGTGAACATTCGTTTTAAAATTGTAATATAAAATCATTAAGATCGCATCTGTAATATCATGTTTCCTTTCATATGGTATGGGTTCCTTCAAATGCCACGCCGCGATTTGCTCAGATCGTACTTTTCTCTCTTCGTAGTTTAGATGATTCATACCAAAATGTGCATGTAAACTATTAGGACTTATTAGAATAACGCGTTCCTTAAACATGTAATGAATAAGGGTTTGTATATTGCCAAATCCCCCGGGTGGCTGTCGCTCTATCAATATGACGTCGGCGCTATCAAATACAAATTTATGATCGTCGACAAAGAGAGGTACTAAATCAACAATCTCATTTGAATATATGTATTTGTAATCGTCTAGATTAATTTTTTTAATATATTCAATCTCAACGTCTGTAGAACTTTTACACGTCGCTAGCGCTAAGCCCAAGTTGTGCCACCCGATGTCGATAGACAGTATGCGCATCTAATGTCACGAAATAATATTATCAAACAAAATAATCGCATATATTAAATGTGGAACTTTTGGATTTTCAGACCTTTAAAAAATATGAAACATAGTTTTTCATTCATATTCGGTGAATAAAAAATACACATGTACTAAAATGAGCTACAGCACAGAACAGTGTAATTTTAAATATAATGTTTCTTCTCTCGAGAAGGTCGTCGACGGTGATACGATCGACGTCGTCATAAATTTAGGATTCGACGTGTGCACCAAGCAGCGTGTGCGTCTCCTAGGAATCGATACACCAGAATCCAGAACCCGTGATTTAGAAGAGAAGAAATTTGGGCTCTTGTCCAAGAAGAAGTTGAAAGAATGGTGCTTGAAGGCGGTAGAATCTGACAGGGATGACATAGAAATCCAACTCAGATGTCCAGAGGCTGATTCAAGGGGTAAATTTGGTCGTATTTTGGCAGAAATTTGGGTATCAGAAGATGGTGAATGGACGAACGTAAACAAATGGATGTGTGAAAATAATTACGCGGTGCCATATGTGGGGCAAAACAAAACGGACGTGGAAGCGCTTCACATGGTAAATCGTCAAAAGATAATTGAACGAGGTGAGATTTAATAATATGGTCTCTCATGAACCCAAATATTCGCCAACCATTTTTCACCATCAGTGATGGGCGTACCACCGTGAAGACCGCGATCATCGATCCACCCGTAATTATTTAACGTATTAAATACGAGTGCGTCACCTTTTTTTAGAGAATAAGTCTTTTTAATTTTTGGGAAGACTGTTTCTCCACCAGAAAATTCCGTGTGATCATTCAACGCTATCATGATCGTGTGTGTTCTTTTGTTATCCGAGGGGAACGCGTCTTGGTGGGGGCGATAAAAACCACCCGGTTTGTATCGCAACACCTGTAAATCTTCACACCTCTCTATATCACCATTAACTTCTCGTATACACTTTGAGATTATAGTATCTATGGCTTCCCCTCCAATCCACGCGGTTTCACTTTTTCTAATACGTGGATCGAGTATCTTAGAATTCGAGATAGTCGATGGTTTCAATTTAGGTTCAGCTTTATTTTTTATATATTCACACTCATCATCTGTGAGCATACCTTTGACCACACGAGGTTGGTAATATTTAGGTACTAAAATAAAATACAGAATCAATAAGGTGATTATTAGAGTCAAATATTTATTTAACTTCATCTTAAATTAAATAAATATTTTTAATTTTACCAATTTCCATGAACTGATGAATTTATAAATCTAGGAACACAACAGTTATATCTCGACCAGATAACTCGAATGACATCGTTTGTATATTTTTCTAATTCCATGATCGTTTGAAAAATGCGTTGTTCGTCCTCCCTGTGTAGTATCCAATCTCGACAAAGATCACCGGCGGTATCGACAAACATCTGTAAAATATTTCGAATGTCTGTCATTTTTTCATGCTTTTTATCGTCACGTTGAAGTACCTTCTTCATATATTCTTTGCTCATTTTACCCATTAAATACTGAGTTCTATAATACCTATTATAATGTTCTCGCATAGGTAAAGCATATTTCCAATTCATTTCATATTCAAGATTCGCACACTCTCGGACGAGTTGTTTTATCGCAGTGGGTGCGTTAAGCTCGTCCAATTCACGGACACTCGGGCGTCCGCCACATGGAATGTCTGCGTGGTCTCGACTCCTTTTCTTAAATTGTAGAAAATGTGGGTTATGAATTCGTCCAATCGCAATTTCACCGGTCCGCCAATCGAACGCTGTATGACAACTGGTGCACCACATCTGGGCACATCCATCGATCTTATGGATCATTGTTGAACATTTAGGACATGGTTTCGTGTCACGTTTTATTAATTTCATAGTCTCTACAAGGTCTTTATCACACACGTGTCCGTCTAACAATTCCTCGCCACACGCGTCGCAGAACTCTTTTGAACATACACCACATACCCACGTTTCATCTAAAAACCCGCGACACTCCTCGATTGGGCATTGCCGGACGAACTTAGTCGGTTTCGTCTCTTCAACGTTTTGATTGGAATGTAATCTAACCAAATGGAATCTACACATGTCTATGATTTGGCGAATTCCCGTCATGGCTATTCTATAATGACACGCAATTGGTTTACCGTGGTTTTTGTAATAATTAGCTCGTTCAATAATATAAGCGTCGGTCAGTTTGTTTGTGAGATCCATGAGCTCATCGCGCTTTTTTATATATTTGACATACCCCTGTGTTTCTGGCATCCTAGCTAATTCCCTTTCGAATAAAATGTTTTCACGGTGATTTTTGTATTCAACATTTCTGAATCGTTTCGTACAAAAAGAATCGACAAACGCGCGATCGTGTGGGTGTTTACAGCTCATACAATGTGGATTCTCTGTGGTCGATAATAAATATTTCTGTATACATTCTCGACATGCGTCAAAATCACAAAAAGCGCAAGTGACCTGTTTGTGTTTTTGATGGTTATATTTAGAGCAACATACGTTACAGTATTCCATTCATTGTTTAGCGGACTTTTTCTTTAAGCTTTTAACCGGTGTGTTTTTTGACCGGGGTGATGAATCTTGTTTTTTTAATCGATCTTTCACTTGTTTAAATAATTCAATGTATTCCTTCTTACCACCGTTCTTTTCTCGTTCGATCATTGAATTGAAAAAATTCAGTTGTTTAGTCAAAGTCGTCTCACCCCTTTTGATCGCCAATAATGAAAATTTAACCGATTCATCTACACCCTTTTTAAATTTAACACCGCCTACTGACCCAATATTCCGCAGATCAACGAAGTTTTTTGTTGACGACATTTATTATGTGTCAATAAAATTTTTGAGAGGATATAGATGTAACTAGTGAAAACTACCAAAACACCCAATTTTCTTTTTTTATTCTTACCCTTCATATTATATTGTTGAGATAAATTCCCAAGAAAGCTCCTCACAAATTTTTTTCCATATGAGATCCTGTTGATATAGCTTTTCTTTTGATTTTAAGAGGGGGAAGTACTGTAAATACTGATCTTCAGATAAGAGTTCACAAAATTTATAGAGGACGTACGAGTAAGATAGGAAATTTTTACGCTCTTTGGGACAATTTCGATCGAATGGCTTCTGTATATCTTTAAACATAATTCTGAGGCGCTCCTCTAGTTCGAGTGGCATCTTTGGGGGTTGTATTCCCGATAGTATGTTAGCTATGTATGGCACGTGCTCATAATACTTATTTTTCTTAAGCTTTTTTAGCAACCCTCTTACTCTGGCGTGTGTTATCTCATCTAATTTTTTTATTTTAATTTTTTTGAGTTCATTACGCAGCTGCTCTATAACCTCAGTGGGTATGTTTGTAGTTTCCTGTGCTTGAAATTGACTCAACCACTCCGAAAAATGATTTTCACGTTTATAGGAATAATTAATGATCTTTTCGGAAGTCTCCTGCTCCTCGCGATATGTTAATTCCTCACTTATCAATCGAGCCAGTATCAGCCCACACGTTTGACACACAAGCTCACTGGTATCAGGGAAATGCACGATAACACTGTCCTCACATGTGGGGCATGATTCCCGAATCCGGGGTGTGTTCCTTGGAATATTTACATTTTCGACGTCGATCAAATAATCATTAAATATATCTTTGCGCTTCAATCCCGTAGTCACTTTGACGTTGAAGGCGTTATCTACACTAACTTCACCTTCATCCTCCGCGTTGTATTTATTCATGTAAGGCATACATTTAATGATATAATCCGACATTTCAGTCTCATACCTTTGTTTATTTTCCGGATCTTCTTCAATCAAATTCTTCCATGCGTCTAACTTGTTGTTATATCGGCTTAAAAAATTTCCTTCCATAATTATAAATGATACGCTCCTTTTTAAGTAGTGTGATAATTTTTATATATGATATGTATAAAAAAATATCATCGATTCAAGATTATACTATTCAAAAAATTGAAATGGAATATCAAATAGATCATGAAACCGAAGCGGATAACCTAGAAGGATTTTGGGTGAATGAATCTAAGTCTTGGGATGATAGTCTTGATGAATATTATGTCAATATTACAAATATAAATTTTAGAAATGTGGCAGTGCCATCAAACGTAAAAAGAATTATTATACGTGTCAAATATTGGCATACCGATAAATTATACAAATACATAACGCGCGACGTGCAATTTACATGGCCTCCTAAAAGGCATGAAGGTATGATTTTTAACATGCCCATCGTATCGGCGCATTTGATCGATGATGATGGGAATGAGGTTCGAGATGTGTTGCAAAAGGTGATTAGGTATAAGGGTCCACATGGTGAATTTAGTGGAAACGAAAAAATAAAGATTACAGAGATGCTTTACTATGATTATAACACGTTGAAAATGGAATTGCCTAAGATTCGTTTGAAAAACGCACTCGGTAGAATTAAAACTGTCTCGACGGTCGATGGGTATATAGCCGATTTGAATGTCATTTAGGTTGTTTCATCAGTCTTTGTCGCTAGATAAAATGATAAGTCCCCTAGATTTGCTACATTGTACTTTAATATGAGAAACCTATTAAGTTCTTCTTGCATTATCTGCACTGTCGAGCACATGCTCGTTGCTTTGGTAAATATGTTAAGGTACCGCAAACTATAAATACCAGACATGGAACATGGGCTATGTTCGGCACACTCGATGACGGTCTCCTGATTCGCGAAATCGCCCGCACATTTCAAACCAATATCCCTATCATGCCTAAAAATTTCGATATCTGGTCCAATGTTATACATGTCTCTACATATTCTTTGAAAATCAACTGATGGCATGGGTGTGATCGTCGTCATGGTGACGTCTGGGAGTTCGATTTGAGACTCGTTGATATCGAGTAATTTTAATACAAATTTTGTACATGATTTTTTGACCTCCGAGTGGATTTCTATATTCATAGATTCCTTGTTATCAATTGAAATTATCAAAACATCACTATTGGTGATTGATTTTAATAATTTAAACGTGTTTGATACGTTGATTCCAGCGATGATAGGTTCTGGACATGAATACTCTTCGAAATTATCGGACGATAGAAACATATCCACCAATGAAGCGCGTGCGTTGTCGAGCGTTGTTAAATAGAGACCATCCTCTTTGAAGTATAGATTCACGTCGTTCAAGATGTCTTTCAATACTTCAAATGTAGACTTGATCGCACTAGCTTGAATCGTCGCGAGTCTCATGTTTTATAATATTCGATTCATTTCTTTAAACCCATTTTAAGTTATTTCTTTACACTCGTATCATACGCCCTATTGACGTCCTGATCTATCTTTGCTTGTAATTCTGGGGTGATACCTGGCTGTAACGATGTTCCGTATGAATCTAATTCAAATATTTCATCCACACCGTCTCCATCAAGTGTCGTCATGCCACACCCACCGAATCCAAACGTCTCGACTTGTTTTTGTGGCAGTAACGATTCTAACCAATTTTTAATCTCTTGTCCGACGAGTAACTTACCATTCTTCGTTAACATCGTCGGCACTCGATCAATTTTATACTTGTACTGGGGTGGGATGCCGTGTGTATTGATATTGTGAAAATTTACGATCTGTCGCAATTGTGCATTCTGATTAATAAAGTCGATCAAATCTAAACTGTGAGAGCATTTTGGGCTAAACAGAAGCAGCGACATACTAAAATAGAATATCAAAAAAAAATCATAATTTTACACACAAATAATTTGTAATGTACTAATAATGAACTGGCAGTGGGTTGTTAATATCGTATTGATATTGATCGTCATTTATATAACTACCAGACGAGAAAATTTTGGATACAGGAATACCAAATCTAATAATCCATTTTTTGTCGATGAGAAAGAGTTCGATTTGAAGAGATATAATTTGGTAGACACCGGTAAACTGACCCCCGACATGCTCGAGAGAATGGTACATCAAACGAACGAACGAATCAGCCACATCACGGGACTTTGTACCTATATAATAGAGACTATAGGTGTAAACAAGTACAAGAATAAAGAAACAGAGGAGGAAGTGTATCGCGCGACCTTTATGGTGGTGAAACATGGTGGGATGCCTTTCGCGTTTGTTGTCACATCCGATATCAAAATTTTAAACGACCCAACGTCTCAAGACAATGTATCGGGCTTCGATGTAAATCTTCTCAAACAAGCTGAACGACTACACGTAGACCCAACCACTGGTGAAGTAACCGCAACCTATGAATCGACCGGTGAAGTAAAAACTAGACTCGATAAGACTGCGCTTCCCGCAAAAAAGTATAAAGATGAAAAAATTCGCGAATTAGCCAGTATCATACAGGATAACGACTTATCACAACAGCAAAGGGAGGAAAAGGCGTCGGCGATCATTAGTGAAATTCTCGAAGGAATAAAAAATAAACAGCCGGTCGTGATGGTCCATAGTATAAGGACACAGCCGCTCGATTACAATTATCCACAGGACCCCATGATTTACACAAACAACTTCGGAGTCGAAAAATACGATGATTACACGAAAGTTCGAGAATCGGAAATAAATTTTATAAAAGGTAAAAAATTTAAGAAGAAGGAGATCATGTCATCGAATGAGATGTATAAGACCGCACGAGAACCAGTGAGTGAGGACGTAGAAATAGTGGGCATGGACGCAAAGCCCATGCCACCGCCGATATATATCCAAAAAAATTCATTAGACTAATTTAATGATTAGCGTCGATGATATTTCGAAAATCGCTGATAGAAAAAAGGAGCTATTGAAGCAAACTTATAAGCATATCTATGAACAATCCTGTAAACGGATCAAAAAGCACGCAGAGTTCGGTAACAAACATGTATTCGTCGAAATCCCCGGATTTGTGATGGGATACCCGTCGTTTGATCGGTACAAAGCAGTTCAATATATATTTAGGCAGCTCACATTGGCGGGATTCATATGTACTATATATAACAATTTCGTCATACATGTCACGTGGGCTTTAAAAAAGACAAAACCTACCAAAGTTCAAGAAAAACCAGTGCAGCAGGAAGAAGAATTCGGTGATTTACCGAGTTTTATAAATTTAAAAAAGGCTGCGAATCGTTATCGGGGTAAATGATGCGACAAAATAGATATAAAAAAAGTTCACTCCATGATAAATGGACAACCTGAATGTACTCGTAGAAGCTAAGAGAGAATATCTCGGCCAACTGTGCGATCTCATGTGTCCAGTTATGATAGAAAATTTTGAAAAAATGTACGATGAAGCGTACACGATGTCAAAGGGTAGAAAAGTTTTAGTCATGTTTCAAAAGCTTTTGAAAGAGGTTCCAAATTGGTCCGAAGCAATGTCTAAGCAGCACACAGATAACATCGCAAACCGAATCGCATGGTTTAACGATTTACTCGCGGCTGTCTTTGTCAGTTGTGTTAAAATTTTATCAGCCGTTCGTCTTTCTAAGGATAATAAGAAAATCGCTTTGAAATTACCAACGAATGAAGTGTTCGTACAAACCTGTTATAACAACGTCGCGAAGGATCTCTATAGGGATCCGTATATTTTCCATGAATCTACGAATGAATACGAACGAAATGAAATTTTGTTTCAACGATTTTGTACAGCGATCGAAGCATCTGTTCGCGAACTAATCCCAGTACAACAGATCTTACAAACCTACATGTCTCAGCAGGATAATAAAGACATAGACCTCAACGAAGCGGAGGTCGGTGACGCCGAAGACCCCGATTTCGTCGATGAGTTGCCCGAGGAAACGTTTGACGAAGCTCCCCCAATGAATGAACCACCAACGGAAGAACCCCTCGAAGAACCCGAAGCATTCATACCCCCACCAGACGACGCACCACCACCACCGACGGAGTCGCCGTTCGACAATGAATTTAAGTCAATCACAGGCGTGCCAGCCGATCAACCAGAAAATCCAGTTGAAGATGACGACGTGTTATTCCCTGATGCTTCAGATGCACCAGCAAAAAAAGTTGGTTATAATTAAATGGAGTTCGAAGACTATTTGCGCGACCCCGTGTGGGCGGCGATTATCGCCGGTGCCATCACAGCGGCTTATATCCACATTAAAGCGAAATTGAATAACGAGGAAGGGTTACAGACTAGTTCCTACGCAAAACCAGCGGCACTCAATGCGATTTTGGTATATTTTATCATATCATCTGGTGTTGGCAAAAGAGAAACAATATCTACTGAACCATTTGCTTAAAGAATTAATGATATTGTATAAAATATAAGAGACATGACCTCCGTAAACGCGTTTAATGACATGATGGGACAGTTCCTAGCCGAACTACACAAGACATTCCCAGAAGAAAAGGCGATTAAAAAGAGTATGAGTGGTTTCGAACTCATGCGACAGGCGAACCCACGATTGGTCGTCGAAGGTTTCATGAATGGTGTGTCTCCGTATGCCGACAAAATCTCAGCGCGTGACGATACATTTTTCCTCGAAGAATCGAAAAAGCTTGATTTCTTGAAGGGTATTAATATTGAAAAGCACTGGTCCAGTATCTCCGATGGGACGAAGGATGCCATTTGGCAATACATCTCAACCCTATACATGCTCGGAACGACGATCTCATCTATTCCAGAAGACACTCTCAACATGATCGAAAAGGTTGCGAAGCAATGCGCAGACCAAATTGAAACTGATGGTGGTGGACTAGAGGATTTAGATCAGGGAAAGTTGCTCAGCACTATGCAAAACATGTTGGGTGGGATGATGAAAAAATAAACTTAGTATATTTAAATGAGCGCTTCTTGGTTTAATGATCCACAGCAGCTTGTTCGATGTGATAAAACATTGGAATTTTGGCCTACTAATAGACAGCCCACAGGTGACCGAATCAATTCCGCGTCTCGTTTCATTATATACGCGGCGTGTGTCCATTATTTGATTAAGCGAGACAGGCGCGTCTTCGTCGTCGCCGCGACCGCCTTAGCAATTTTGTATGTCTTAGAAACATCTAAGATGATAAAACCAAGTGTAGAAAGATATCAAGTCGAGTTAACAGGAGACACCAGTTGTCAATTACCAGATTCAGAAAATCCAATGGCGAATGTTTTGGTGGGTGATTATGGTGATCGTCCACCCGCATGCTTTTACCCAACCGTGAAGAGACAAGTGGAAAACGCTGTTGGTGGTGACATCATGTATGACGGTGGGAGATCTAAAAGCTCAGGACCTGAACAGCAGCGAAATGGACTTCAGCGCCAGTTTGTATCGAGTCCCGTCACTACGGTAGTCTCCGATCAAACCGGATTCGCTGAGTGGTTGTATGGTAAGAAAAACGCCAAGATGTGTAAGGATGACTCGCTTCAATGCGATCCAAATGCGAGAGGAGTTCAACTCGAATCGCGTTCTGGTTTGGGTTTGGATGGTGATAAAAGGTAAATAATTTTAAATTCTCAATAATCGAAACACACAATGTTTCCATCATTGATAACAAAAATCTTACATAATAATAAATGGCGTACCAACTCCAACCAGGGCTCGCTATTGTTGAGAATCCAGCCGTCCCAGAAGTTAAAGCGACCGATGAAGTTTTTGTGTACCCACAACCAACGTCCTTGAAATTCGGTTCGAGACCAAACACCATGTTATATGGCACCGCCCCCTTTATGGCGGGTAAGGGTGCGCCAGCCGAACTCGTCGAAACATCCGATGCACTTCGTCCCCAATCTACCACGAGATTTGGTAAGGTTTTAGCGAACACGTACGAATCTGGATATTTCCCAATTAATAATGCACCCGTTCAATTACCTCCACAAGCTCAAAGTTACCAGCCTGCGAGTACTAGAGCTCAATTACAAAATGGACTTTTTGATCAAAGATATACAAAATAAAATGTGAGTAACAAATAAGAATGGGAGATCCAGTATCTGTCGCTGCTATCGCCGGTTTAATTTATGCTGGTCGAAAATTAAGTTATGCGAAAGAAACATATGAACAACAGCCCGAAGTTTCACAGCCCACAGTAACCCCACCACCACCAGTGTTTCCCGAGACGCAGGTACGTGAATACCCTGGCTCAGTCCCACCTAACATTAATAAACAAGCCGTGGATAGCTTCGCGGACATTTCTCGAAATGTTCGGTCGTCTGGACAAGAGATTCTCGAAACGCGAAATCGTATGTACGATGTCGGACGCATGAACAACGTCGGTCCAATCGAAAAGCGATTGGTTGGACCAGGTCTTGGTGTCGACCCCAACGTACCGAGCTATGGTGGACATCAGCAACTTCTCCGAGTCAATCCAGAAAACGTCGGCGCTTATAAGTTGACGACTCTTCCAGGACGAAGTGGTCCAGCTCAAGACGTGACTGGTGGTCGAAGAGGTGTCGCCGGTGGATTATACCAAAATCGTCCAGAGAAGACCGCATTCCTCCCAGATCGTTTACCAAACGTCTCGGGTAAATCACAGGGATTCGGTGGACGTACACCTCGCGGTGAGCACGAAAAGTCGAAGAAAATCACAAACCGAGCCGCTACAGGTCTCCGAACGGATACTTTGAGTGTTGCTCCAGCGAAGCGTTTCGTGTCGAACGGTTCGAACGCACAAGACCCAACGAGAAACAAGAAAGACGGCAACATTGAACAATACCAATACATGAACAACCCACAACCAGGCATTAACAGTTTCCGCCATGGATACTTACAGGGTGCCGCGGTTGCTATGGGTGAAACGAACTCCAGAACACCACACACACCTGAACAAATGTTCAAACACGGGTTTAGACCGGATGAACGACGAGGTAAGGCTGGGCGCCCCGCTGGTCCAGGTAGAATGAACGTGCGCGCGGGTCCACTCAACCAAGGGGGTAAGCTCACGGCGGTTCGCAGTGATACCACACGCATTGACGGTCGCGTCAACCCCCAAGCAGGTGGCTGGACTCAACAGTATGATAACAGTGGCTACTACGATCTTAACGCATACAAAGATACCCCGAATCCAAACGCTTCCCCAGACAGTCTCAACGTTGCCAAGAGACAACTCGCTCGAAACCCTTTATCTCATCAATTATCCTAAAAAATATAAAAAAATACGCACGAACCCATTCATTAAAATATTATCC